CTTAACAGACGAAAATCGTCCGCATCCTGCGCTGCCCCCGTCACCAGCCCGGTCACCAGCGCTTTCAGCGTCGCAAACTCCGCATCGAGCAGGGCATCACTGAAACTGTTCAGGGAAAAATGGTCCGCCCACTCGTCCAGCTCCGTGGCACTCATCTCAGATAACATCCGCCGCCAGTCCGGACGGCGAAATTCCCGCGCCAGTTGCATCACAAACGCCAGTTCCCGGGTCAGGGCTTTTCCGGTGTCAGCGATTCCTGGTCAGGGTTGTCATCTGTGTCGTCCACCACAGGGACGACCATGCCGCTGAGTGTCAGGACCCTGTCCGCCCCCAGCCACAGCGCATCAAAAGACCACTGCACGCGGACCGCGTCATATAAAGGACGGGCGTCTTCTTCCTTTTTGCTATCACACAGTGAACGGGACACCAGCCAGGCATTGATATCCACGCCCATCTGCATAAACGCGGCCTGCCGCTCCTGTTCCGTCAGCGTCTCCGGCAGGGCGTCATATTCCGCGGTGCGCTGCTGGATAAACATCAGGTAATCCACACGTTGCAGGGCAGACAGCTCACTGAGCACGGCGGAATGATCGCCGTAGGTAAAGGTATCGGTTTTCAGAAACATGATTTTTTCCCGCAAAGCCCCGGAGCCGGGGCAGGAATAAGAGAATTAAGAGGCAGTGACCGTGACCGGGGCCACGGCGACCAGACTGCCGTCAGTGCTGATCCCGACGACAGTCACGCTGCCCGCTTTAACCCCTTTGACTGTTGCCACGTTGTCCTTTTGCGTGACGGTGGCAGTCAGAGGATCCGAGGTGGCGATACGCAGGGATTTGTCCGTGTCATCATCCGGTTTGAGGGTAAAGGTCAGCGTGGTGGTGGCCCCGACCACGACCGATGCATTTAACGGCGCCACGGCCACCCCGGAGACGCTGACCACGGACGGCGCGTCTTCTTCAGCGAGGAAGGGACGCCCGACACCACTGATTTTCACGGTGCGCGTCATCACTTCTTTGGCGGTAATGGTTTTACCGAGTGAACTCAGCCAGCCACGAAAAATATCGACGGTACCATTGGGGTATTTGATGCGAAAAGCGCGGATTTCACCGGAGTCAAACAGATCCACCAGCGTCTTCTGTCCGGTTTCGCCCGGTTTCCAGGCCAGTGTGGCCGTGGTGTCACCGACACTTTTCTGCCCCTGCGTGGTACTTTTCCAGTCTGCGCTTTCATCATCAAGGTAGCTGTCATCTTCCGCATCAGCGCTCATTTCGCCCGGCTGCAGATCTTTGACACCCGCCAGGCGAAGCCAGTCATCATCGGCCAGCGGATTGTTAAATGCGTCGCCGCGTCCGGCATACAGCCAGAATGTGGTTCCGGCGCCTTTGGTTTTAACCAGTGAATTGGGTGCTTTCATATCAGTTTCCTCAGTGGGTATAGGTGATCCGGTACGTGATTTCAGCCATGCCCCACGTTGCCATGTCGCTGTCCCGCTGATAGTCATAACCCAGCGGCACAATCGTATCGATAAGACTCTCCAGCCCGCTGACGTCCTGGAGCGCCGGGGATATTTTTTCTTCCATCCACGTATCAAGCTCCGCATCCGGGGCCTGCGCTTTCAGGAATACCGCCACATGGAGCACAGCCTGCCAGTCATCCTCATCGGTCATGACGCCGGTATACTGGGCATCGGTCAGCCAGACGGCCAGCGCGGGCAGGTCTTCAGGCTCAATAAACGCCGGCAGACCGTCGAACAATGTGACGATCTCGCCTGACAGGGATTCCAGGTCTGACAGAACCGCCTGACGGATTTGGGTGTGTTTGTTCATCGGGTCAGATACAGCCTCAGTTGTTGTTTCAGTGAAGACGCAAGTTCTTTGGGAAACTCTTCCGCAATGATGCGGTTTTTAGCCTCTTCAAAGCTTTGTGTCAGTGCCGCCGCCAGCGGGACCTTCACTACATCAATGGGAAAGCGCTTCTTACCCTCGATGCGCTTCATGGCGTGCCAGCGACCGTTCGCCAGTTGCTGAATAAAGGCATCACGGAACAGGTACGGCCCAATCTTCAGCACGCTGCCCCTACGGAGCAACTGTCCCTTGCTGCGGGTCAGCCTTATCTGCGCTGTACCGAGTTTAATGGCAGGCAGATTGCCCCGGTTGATACGGATGCGGGCATACTGTTTTCCCACATCAAAGCGGGGGGAGGCTTTCCATAATCTGACGCGTTGTTTAACCAGCCGGAAAGGAATACCCTGTCGGTGGTTATCACCGGCGACCGTTTCTTTTGCGACTTTATGCGTGGCAAAGGAAATAGCCTTCTGTGCCAGCCTGTTTATCGTCATCGCAGACGCTCTGGGGATCATCTGCCTGTCAATGCTGCTCAGATTCTGTACGGCATTTTCCAGGCCTTTAAGTGACATACGTCCTCCTTACCTTCGTCGGGTATCTGTCGGTGGGTCTCCCGTTCCCAGCCCGATAACCCGGCTTCCGCTACTCTCTTCCGGTCCCATTCTGTCCACCCAGTAAGTCCGTCCGCCAATCTCCAGGGTATCGGTCCGCTTCAGTTGCCGCACGGCTGACGATTTCACGAAAAATGACGGGCTTACCCCTTCAATTCTGACTCCGCCGGCAGCATATGAAACACTTTCCGGATCATCAAAAATCCCGAACAGTGAGATGCCCGCCAGTACGCCTGACGTGATGGTCGCTACGGTTCCCATAACGCTGATAATGGCGTCATCGGCTATTGACATGGCTGTATCAAAAAGATTGTCTGTCTGCGACATACCGCTGCCCTCATAACTCAACAATCAGGCCGTCACCCACAAGTTCATCAACATATATCGCCAGAATGCGCGCCGAATCCCCGGCCTGAACGGTATCCAGAACCCGATCGCTGTCCACTGCCAGCGCGTAGATATGAAGCGTACGGACCGCCCTGATAAGGACAAATCCCGAAAGATGGAGACTACTTTTTGCAGAGCCAGGCTCGTCATGTGGGTCATCAGTCATCGCTTCCGTATATTCGCCATCAGACAGACCACTCGCCTCTTCTTCCCATTCAGCGACACGCTGTCTGATTTCGGCGGCACTGCCGGCAATATCCGGTTCCCGTCCGAGTTGTACAGCGAGTTCCTGCAGGCGGACTACATTCTCTTCTTTTGTTGCCATTTCGGTCATCCTTCTGATTTCATGACACAAAAAAGGCCCTTACGGGCCATTTTGTCGGTTTTCTCAACCTACCTGAACTACCACAAACTCATCCGGGTCCGGCAGCACCATCAGCGGCGCAGACTGAGTCATGGTGTACTCGTTTGCCGGGTCGCCAACAGTGATCCAGTGTTTCGGGTAACGCGTTGCAGCAACAATTCCCTCCGCAAGCGCCTGTGAATCCTGAATGGCGCCATAACAGCGGATACCCTCCGAGGCGGTATTCCCCAGCACCAGCGTTCCTTCCGGCAGATAGCGTTTTTCAGTACCGTCTTTATCGATGTATGAGGTTTTTGCCACCACAATCGCCAGATCACCGTACCAGCCTTTAAAGGACACAACAGCACCCAGATCTTTAACGGCGGTTTCCAGTACCGATGTGGAGCCGCAACGGGTATCCAGCTTCTCACGAAACAGCTTAAAGCCGTTTAACAGGCGCCAGACCTTTCCGTCCATCACGGCGATATTAATCAGGCCGGATGCCTGATCGCAGTACATATCAATATCGAACGATGGATCAAAGGTATCGCGGTCCTGCACTGACCATTTTTTATCCGCTGCCTGAACAATGTTATTGGCCGCTGAGCGCCCGAAATCCACCTCCACGGTCTCGAACTGCTCGCCCTCCATGATGTATTTTCCGTTCAGCACTGCACTGACAGCCTGCATCTCTTCCACCTGGACGATGGCCTGCTCTTCCTGCTTGAGGTTATCGGTCAGAATACGCAGACGGCGGTAGTTCTGGTCGTTCAGTTGAGCCGGATCTTCCCCCGGCAGGCGCTCCACGACCTGCGAATAATTAACCTCATGCTTCGGTTTGACATATCCCGGTCGCAGTACGCGGGTTTCACCGCCGCGGTTACGCAAAACCCTCCCTCCGACCACCGGAGATACGTAAGCGGCAATCGGCGTTTTTCCGGTAATTTTGTCCAGCATGACTTCCTGCTCTTTGAATGTCACCGTACGGCGAAAAAACAGAGTCAGGAAAAGTGGGTTAAATTTGACTTTCTGCTCGGTGTAACCAAGCAACTGACGAGTGGTAAATAAATTCATGAAACGTATTCCTTTGAACGGTAAAAACAGAACAGGCCGCTGGGCGGCCTGCTGTGTATTACGTGATTATCAGATAACCATTAAGGCAGTGCGGCATGACTGATGGCGCTGCCGGCAAAAGCATTTGCCTTTTTAACGGCGTCAGTATTTTCCGGCCACAACAGCGCTTCCGTGGCAAATGTGCCGCTTTTCCAGTACGTCAACTGGCTTTCCGTCCCCTCCAGCGGCAGTACGAGCACACCAACGGCAGTGCCTGCGCTCTGTCCATCCCAGACAATCAGTTTTCCTGAGGCGGCTTCCAGCATCAGCGGTGTCAGTGCAGGGGTGGCTTTTGCAATTCCGCTACTGCCGGTGGCGGTGTGTGCAGTGTCATTCCCGGCAAAAATACGCTTTTCATCGCGCTGTTGCGTTATCGTTTTAAAGGTCATTATTTACCTCCTTCTTTTGCTGCTACAGTCCCCGGAATGCTCATCATTAACTGCATCGTTGCATCATCACCCTGACCACCGCCACCGGATACAGCAGACGGAGACTGCGCCTGCATGAACTGATCAAAGGTGTTATTCATATTCGCCCCACCCAAACCTGAAGCATCCGGTGCCGCCGCCAGTAGCTCGCGGGCCTGCTCAACTGTCATTCCAGGCATGGTCGCTAATTTTCCCGCAAGTTCTTCACGCCCCTTAGCCTCATCCAGTGACAAAATACTGTCGCTGAGGGATGTAGTGCCGGCACGCGATGCGGCGGCAAGAATGGTTTTTGCCCGCTCTGCAGTCATATCCGGCATGGCGGCCAGTGTGGAGGCAAGTTCCTCACGCCCCTTAGCGTCGTCAAGCGCCATAATGCGATCGGCCTCACTGACAACGTCCTGCTGCGGCGTGGCTGCCGCCAGAATGGCCTGCGCCTGCGCCACGCTCATACCCGGTTGTCCGGCCAGCATCTGCGCCAGTTGTTCACGCCCTTTTGCCTCCGGGCAGCCTATAATCCCCATCACGCGCTGATTTTCCTGCGCTGCCGCTTCTGTTGCTGTTAATTCAGGCATATCGCCTCCTTTTGAGTTATTCTTCAGTGCCGGTGCCATTACGCTAATGGCGTCAGCGGCATTTACCATTTCATCGGCCAGCCCCACTTCAATACCGGCCTGACCGTCATAAATGGCGGCTTCCGTCGCCATGACAGCCTCTGCGGACAACCCGGTATACTGTGCAACCCTGTCGGCAAACATCTGCCGCGTAGCATCCATCTTCTGCTGATAGTCGGTACGAACGTCATCCGGTAACGCCTGATAGGGATTCAGGTCCGTTTTATGTTTTCCTGAATACAGAAGGGTGATTTCCACGCCATCCTGTTCCAGTTGTCCGGCATAGCTGGCATGCGCCATCACCACGCCAACAGACCCGATTCTGGCAGTCTGCGTCACCAGGCGGCGGGAGCATGCAGACGCCAGCAACATCGCCCCTGAACAGGCCACATCATTCATCAGCGCCCATATCGGCTTCTGTTGTCCCAGACGGTAAATCATGTCCGCGCAGTCAAACGCACCTGCGGCCTGTCCGCCCGGACTGTCGATATCCAGCAGAACCCCCGTCACTTCTGGATCGTCCATTGCCTGCTGCAGACGGGCGGTAATACCGTCATAGCCGGTCATGCCGGAAAATGGCCGCATCCCGCCAAGTTTATGAACCAGCGTTCCTGAGACAGGCAAAACGGCGACGCCATCAATCACCTGATAAAAACGCGCCCGTGGTTTGTCCCCGGACATATAATTTCCGGTAACAAGTTCCATACCCGCCTGATCAAGGTTTTCCAGGTCCTGGGGAATTTGCAGGCTGCCAGCGCCTGACTCCCTGCCCAGCGCGCAAAAGAAAACCCGCGCA